ATTATAAGGCCCACCCGCCGTTATGGTATCGTCTCCCTCGCAGAATCCACGAAACTCCGCGAAATGACGAACCAACTGCTTACCCTTACACATCGGATACTTCTCCTTAAGCCGGAGGTAAGATACAATGAAAAACGACAATATCACGTTGTTTAAACTAGTCCACATGGCACCCGACATGAGTGTTTGGTCGACGCTCGCCTTAACACCCAAGCCTTTAAACAACGCTGTGTTGGTGGTGCACATGAGACTGTACAACAAACGCTTCATCTCGTTATCAGCATACGGTCCAATCACCTTACACACTGTGGCATGCACAACTTTAGCCATCTCACCTCTATGGGTGCACTCAAAAGACGAGAAATCACCCACCGTACAGACCTCATCGCCGAGCTCAGCTTGAATGATGTCCGCCCATTGTGAAACGGGCTTCTTCTTCATCAAGTGTTCAGACATTGGTCCTTTGGTGAACAATAACTCCTCAACAGCGTGCATCAGCGGTCCGAATGCGACTTTCGTCGCATCCTGATAGGCACAAATAGATCTCGCAGGTTTAAACTCGTCCACATCAGCATAGCCCTCCTCCTTAAGGAAAGCATGCGCTCTCAGAGCGTGCGGCTCGAATCGTCCATAATCGGCATACTCTCGACGCATTCGTTCGAGTTGGTCTCTAGGTTTAGTGCTGTGAGCAGCCCAAAACCCAAAGCTCGGATCCGCCGATTGCGAATCCAACGTCGGCACGTGTACGTCAATATACCGCAGACAATAACCAACAAAATCGTGCATTCCACATACAACGTTTCCCCTCCGGAACGGGTGGGCCGCGGGGAGGGCACCACCTGCTCTGTGGATAATGGAGAAGAGAGCGTTGAAGGGTGACTTGATATCGGGATACGCGTAGACGGGGAAGGGCCCTGCACTGTTCGGCCTACCGCGCCAGATACGGCCGATGGGACGCTGGTCCCCAAAGATGCCGTCCGCACGTGCTGAACATTGAATAACCAGAGAAGCGTGAGGCCGATTGAGACGACCAGGAGAGTCGTCGTAACGATAGCCATACAACATCTCATCATGCAGGGCCCCTGTACGTTTGGGTACTGACGTCGTAGCGAAACGATAGCTGACAGCTTAACCGTCATGTTGTTATCGAATAAAAATCTACCAAAATTTACCGAGGACGTGCGGTTGTTAATGCCAGCATAGGTGATAACAGCAGTCGGCGCGTCTCCGATAATGACACGAGTGGCGTGAGCGAATTGAGATAGGTTCACAACACCGTTCCAATACTGCGTCTTCTCGCAGAAAGGATTAGTCCAAGTGGTAGCAATGCAGCAATCGGCGAGAACAGCGATAGACGTTTTGTCAGCATTCGCTTTCTGCTCTGCCGTGCGCATATCATCCGCAACCACACGATAGTTGCCAACGGCAACCTCCGTATGATATTTTCCCGACCACGCCAGGATGCTTTTAATGACATCACAGCACGTGGGCCAGGAATTGCCAAAAGGCATTCCATCGCCATCACTGGGATAGGACATAGCGGATATTTCTTCGATCAACCTATCGTACACGATACTCGAACCTACAACATATGGTCCCTCCGGTAATTCATCGATATTAGCAGCCTCGACCAACATATCGAAGCGCCTCCTCAATAAACGCGGGCCCACAATAACAGCAGGGGCTGTGGGGGCTGGACCGACCGCGGCAATAACAGGGGCGTCGCCACCCATCTGCCTCCGGCCTTCCTCAGGGGTGAGAGCTGGTCGGCCGGACGCTTCTACTGCGCTCCTGCCGGTCAACTCTCGACCCACACCCTCCAAACGCCTCCGCTCGCTTAGTGCGCGTCTATCACGTTGTTGTGCCGTGACAGCACGCGCCTGGGCCTCCGCCAGGTGCTCAGATACGGATAACATATGCGCAACGCCCAAGGACGCACCTTCGTTATGACGAATGTGCAGCCGGAAGGCACGCAGGATTGGTATACTCGCGAGGAAGCGATGAAAGTAAATGCACTCAGCTTGCGTCTGTAGAAGGCCTTGTGCACTCGCTCTAGTCGATGTGGCCGCCCAGCGTTGGCGGTAAACACACTCTGTCGCAATTAAACATTCACGTTCGGCACTGCCGATACGCTTGTATCGCTCCTCATCCAGCTCCGGGTGGTCAGTGACGTACAAAGCCCTGGGCAGCGCGAAATGATCGCACGCATCCTCTGCAGGCAAGTCCTTAAAACCACACCGATCCATAATATCACGTAGGGAACGCCAGTCTCGTCCAATCGAGACGTCAAAATCCTCACTCCGTGGATTCGGCGGGAATGAGTTATTTCCGGTCACCCGGTTGTGCTCCGCAACGTGCACCTGCAAGCATACGTCTCTAACATCAGGTAGCCGCTCCTGCCGCGATGGGCGCAGCACGGTTGCCTTATGTAACATATCTCCAGCCTGACGTCGGATTAGACCATATGCCCTCTTGATGGCCACCCCCGGCCCAACAATGGCTGTCACCTCCGACGCGTCTCTTCTGTCTACAGTGTCGAGAAGCGTGTTTGCTTGGCGAACCAAACGCGCCCTGATCCTGTGGCAGGCATAATCGTCTGACGTTTGCAATTGGCTTTGCATCAGACGAACCGCTTTCACCTTGTGGGCGATCGCGGTCTGAATAAGGCTATCGATATCTCCCCTCGAGTACGCTTCGCTTGCGACACGACGAGCACTCCGGGAGAGTTCCATACGGTACGCCTTAATGGGTGAACGATCGTTATCGCCACCGGTATAGGGGTGGGCAGGGCGCTCACACGGCGTTTCGCCGGTGTGACCACCCCGCCGCTGTTTAGAAAGACGACTGACCAATGACGAGGTCGCCGTCCCCGACCGCCCAGCAAAGCGGTCAGACGCGTGGCCCTTATAGGTGGGCCGACGCGCAACAGCGCGAGCCGTCTCGCGCCTCGAGTCAAGCTCAGCGGCCCGGTCGACATATTCCTTGTCGGAATCGACTGGGCTCGCCCCGTCCTTGGACGTAAGCTTGCTCACAATGCCCGCACGGGCGAACATTGGAAAACACCCATGATCGGAATCAGGC